TATACGATTGATGACGCTGCATATTTTAATCCTGATCCACCACCCATTTCTTTCTGTGGGAACATTGAACCAATAACATCATAAGTGTGATTAGTAATTATCAAAGGCACTTTTGCCTTACCTAGTTTTAGTGTCAATACTCTAAAGGCAGCCTTGACTATCTGTGCCCTTGTCATATCTTTAGTTTCTTTACCTGCTTGTGTATCTTCCATCTCTTTAGTAGTTGATAACATACCTAAACTATCTAATACTAATAACAATGGTTTTCTATCAGAGGGGTCTTGCTCTATGTACTTATCAAGCACAGTGAGTGATTGATGTCTAAATTCTTGTACAGTAGTCACTGGCATAATAACTATTCTACTGCTATCTATACCACGTTCTTCAATTATATCTTTTGTAATTGCTGATTCTGATTCAAAGAATATAACACCACCGTCAGGATTTTTATCAAGAAAGTTTTTACACATCCCTAATACAAAGAAAGTTTTACCTGTAGCACTTTCACCTGCGATTGCTGTTATCTTATTTGATGGTAGGCCTCTATGAATTGAGCCGCCTAATAATGCATTGAATATATATGATCCTGTATCTATGAAAGAATCAACATCACCTGAAGCACCGTCTGATACTATACTGGCATATTCATTACCAGTTTCTTTTATTATATCTTTTAAAAAATCACTCATTAATTATCCTTGTTAGTTTCATTATCTATTATACTATATTTATATTCAATGTCAAGCAAAGAATTCATCTAAATTTGCCTTTCTGGAATGTTTAAACAAATCAAAATTTTTATCACCAAAACACCAAACATTTTCTATAAAGAGTTTATTCATAAAATCCGCTTTGGCTTTATCATCTGTAAATAGTTTATCCGATTTAGGTCTTTGCATAATTCTCATTCCTATCTGGCCTAGAAACTTATCTCTTAATCTATTTACCAATTCATCACTTGATCTATAGCGAGTACCTTTAATCTTTGGATCCATAATATTAACAAATAAAAACTTTGATACTGCCATTGACTTTTCGGCAACAGGTAAATAGAAGTCATCACGCCATTTCTCATACTCATTAAATTTAGACCACGATTGATCTTCTTGAAACTCACCACCCTTATTATATTCCTCTGTTGAGAAATAAGGTGGAGAAGTAAATGCAACATCTATCGGTGGCAACTTATGATATGGTAGGTCTTCAGCACCACAACGCCATATTGTAACTTTCTTAGGTTTAGATAGTAACTTATTATATTTTGATATCTGTTCGGTATATCTAGCGTATGTGTTAGGATTAGGATCACAACCATAGTATTCTTCGGCATCACTAGCAAAGAAACCTGCAAGTCTATCGCCCCAACCACAACTTGTGTCTAATACTCTTTTAGCATTTGTCATCTGATAAATTGCTTTTGCAACGACAGGTTTAAATTGTGTTGCAATATATGTGCCTAATCTAAATGCACTTATATAACTTTTAGAATCTAGTTTACCACCTAGTAATTGTTCAGACTCATTGCCATCTAAATCTTTTACTTTAGTTAGTTTAACATCATTGATACCACGCCATATAGGACCTAAACATTTCCATATGGCATATGCGTCACCATTTTCCCATACTTCTTTAGGTGCCCTAAAGCCATAACTACCACATTCTAATCTCAAATCTTGCATAAAATAATTTGACACATCATTGTAGGTACTTGGCCCATTGATTAAACCTAAACCATACTTTTCATAACTATATTCATAATCATCATACTTTTCAAATACTTCTTTATCAACTTGATCTTTAGGTGTACAAATAGAATTAGTATTGAAGTTTTTTAAACTATTAAAACTATTTCTCATATCATCCTCTGTTATTTCTTTTAGAGGAAATACAGGTCGTTCAGTTGCGATATAATCAGCAAGATTCTTTCTCATTTCTTCTTTGCCGTATTCTGCGTTCATTGATTCAAATGTCTTATTATCTAACACAGGTAACTTATCGTCTCCTGCGGCGGCTAATAGACGGCTATATAGTGTATTGTTTCTGATATAATCTTTCATAATTTTAAAAAAAATCGTCTAAGTTTGCCTTTCTTTCAAAATTCCATCCGATTGCATTGACAATAAATCTTAATGGTTCTAAAAACGATTTAGTAAACATTTCATCATGGTTAATATATTGATGTAGTTTAAATTCTTTTGGTAACTTACTAGTAAAAGATATGACATTTTCTCTTAAAGGATTTGGTTCTTTTAATGTGATAAATTTAATCTTATCGCCATCTTGTATTGTTTCATATTTTCTTAATTTGTTTTGTTTCAATAAGTTATTATAAAGTAAAGCACCTCTTACATGAATAGGAGTTGACTTTTGATATATGTCTTTTGTTGAAGAATACTTTTTAAGATTATTACAACTTCTAGGATATGCAATATCTTCAGGTGGCAACTTCTTAAAATGTTTTCTAAAATCTTCTATAAACTGAATTAATGCTGATTCATCTTTTGTCATAATCACTTTTAATGCTTCTTTAATCTTTATACGACAAGGTGCAGGAGTTGAAGATTTAACAGCTTCAATACCCATGATCTTTAGTTTAGGTTCTTTCAGATCAAGACCTTCTTCATTAAACACATTTAGGATATATCTTTTCTTTGCAGTCCATATGCCTTTGTTGGCGATTACTTCTCGTTTCATAATCATTTTCTGATCATAAGCATTTACATACTTTGCTAGTTTAGCAAAACTAGAATCAATAAATGGTTGTAGTTTTTCTTCACAAAACTTATCTAATACTTTTACGATCTTTCTATGATCAGATTTATCTTTAAATATCTTGTTAACCATTTCACCTAGTTTGATGTAGATAGAATCTGTATCAGACGCAACAACATAGGTAACATTTTTAGTACTTAGTAGTTTGTTTAGATAATCATTTACATCACGTTCAATCCATCTGATAGTCAATTGACCAGCCATAGTAATACCTTCAGCGTGTCTTACATCAAAGTATCTAAAGTATTGATTACCGATAGCACCATAGGCACTATTCAAGGCAATCTTTCTTGCAAGTTGAATATTATAATTAGAAGATATCTCATTCTTTAATCTTTCATCACCAGTTTCTTGATACAACGCCTTTGCTTTTGCCATCTTGTTCTTATACATGACACGTTCTTTGTAAAACTTATCCATAAGTTCAGGTAAGAAACCCTGCTTGTCTGTCCTAAATTGAGCACCATTGGGAGTGATAGTTCTCGTATCTAGGTCAGACAAATCAGATTTTTGATTTAACATATTCTCAACACTCACACGATTAGGATCATGACCAATCATAGTTTCAGGAGAGATATTGTATTGCATAATTAAATGCGGATACAAACTGTTTAAATCGAAACTCACTATCCAGTCGTGAAAACCTACAACAGGATCTTTTACATAGGCACCTTCATAACCTCTTGATTGTTTAGACTCTACAACGGCAGGTGCAACAATATTTTTAGATTTTAAATGATTGAATATAATTGTATCCCACATTCTTACTTGACCAAAACAATCTTGATAATTAACTTTTGCTTCATAGGCCATTGTCAAATGCAACTCAATCAGTTTCATCTTGTCTTCTAGTTTATCAACAAGTTCTACATCTTGGATATTATATTCTATAAACTGTTGATAATCTTTTGTATAAAATTCTTTAAATGTATCATAAGGATTTTCATTTTTGTTTTCACCTAGTTCTACTTCACCTATATAATCTAGTTTATAGCTCTCTCGTCTAACAAATGTATGTTTACGATATAGATCAAGATAATCCAATACAGTAACGCCCATGATATCCCAATAGTTTTGTTCTTTGTTAAAACCTTTTGCTGTTATTCTAGCACTTTGTTGTGACACTACGTTCCAAGGACTAAATTGTAAAATAAATTCATCACCCATTAATCTTCTAAATCTATTCATCAAGAAAGGCATATCGAAAAATTTAACATTCCAACCTGTAACAATATCAGGATTATATTCTAACCAAAATTCTAAAAATTTTTGAATCAATTCTCTTTCAGTAGGACATTTAATATATCTAACATCTGGCCTATCATTCACAAAGTCATTCATACCGAAGACTATGATCTTCTTTGTTGTATGTTCTTTTACTGTTATTGATATAAGAGGTTCAATTGCCTCATCTGAATTAGGAAAACCATTCTCACTTTCACACTCTATATCGATTGTAAGTATTCTTATTTGTTTGATATCCCAATCTATCTTGCCAGGAAATTCATCTGCAATAAAAGGATATTGATATCTCGTATTACCATAATATTGAAAACCACTTACATCTTTATATTGATCAATCCATTTCTTAGCCTCAGGCATACTTTCGAAAGTAACCTTGCCAACATTAGTGCCGTCAAGTGTTTTGTACTTTGATTCTTTACCAGATGGAATAAACAAAGATGGTTTATAATTAATTCTAAACTTCTTATGACTACCATCGTGGTTCACACCACGAACTAATAGCCTGCCACGATACGGCAATACCGAAGTATAGAATTTCATTAATTATATTTGTGTATTATTAAAATGTTTTTTAAGACTAGCAAGTTTTTCTTCCGCATTTGCGAGTTGATCATTCAACTTATCTAATTCTGATAGATGTTGAGGGTGTTCACCTATTGCGACAGGATTGTCAAAATAGATTATCATAGTTGCTTTCGCTGCTTCTATATCAGCGATATATTTTTTCTCTAGTGCTTTGTATAGGGGATTGTTTGTTTGATGATTTTGTGCCATTGTTCACTCCTTTGATTATATAACATTATAACATATTTAGAATAGATTGTAAAGCGTCTATTCATCTTTTTGTAATGGTAAATTAACACCTCGTGTATCATTGCCATCGCTTCTTTCAATCCAAGAAGAAAGAACAAACTTTCTATTTGGATTTACATTGACTTTAAATCTAGTCAATAAATCTCTATTGATTAAAAATGTACTTCTTGAATCTTTTGTCGTCAAGCCAATTGGCACATCTGTATAAAATTTATTATTGAAAGTTATATCTACAAGAACAATCGGTCTCTCATCTACTTGATCCATTCGAGTTGCCTCAGAGATACCTTCTAGTTTACTTGTAAATTTCTTACCATCTTTTTCCCACTTGACAGTTTTACCTGATACATCTATTTTGTCAACACAAAACATTGACGCCTGAGTACCGTTACCTGTATCAAACTTTGCTCTGACAGGTCCATAACCATCGATAACAAGTCTTTCGTGAAACCCTGCCTCTTTTGTGAAAGAGTGTTTTCTATGTACGTCTTGTGTAAGATAGTTAAATAATTCTTTTACTACATTTTCAGGTGTAGTTTTTCCCACATATGATCTATCCTTTAAATCAGTATTATATAATGAGAAGTTTGAACCAATCCCAGGTGATCCATTACACTCTAACACATAATAGTTGCCATTCACTATCGCATGGTCGACACCTACCATAAACGCACCAGTTGATCTGGCAGCGTCTAATACTACTTTACGTTCATCATCTGAAAGTTTATAAGGTTCAGTAGTTGCCTCTCTATGTCTATTAGACCTAAAATCTTTCTTAGCACTTATTCTTTTTGTTGAAGCTAATACTCTACCATCAACAACTATTGTACGAACATCAAAGTCAAACTTCATAAATTCTTGTAATAGTAAAGCAGCACCAAACTTCCATAATGATTGTGCAACTGAGACCATACTTTTTTCAGACTCGACAACTGATACACCAATACCTTGTGTACCTGTTAGTGTTTTTATAATGACAGGATACTTGCCACCTAGTTTTTCGTGGGCATGAATTAATCCTTTTTCATTTGAAATTAAAGCAGTTCTTGGTGTAGGTATATTATCTCTCTCAAAAGAAATGTATGCTGACATCTTGTTATCACAAGTAAGCATACCGTTTCTAGTGTTTATCATAAATGCACCAGCATTTTCGAATGTAGATAATAACGCTAAACCAGTTTCGTCTTCAAGAACACCTGCTCTTGTAAAACAGATTGTCTTTGAAAGATCAAATTCTATTTCAGTATCTTCGCCATCAATATTTGATACAAGCAAAGTACCTTTCTCTAAATCATTTTTTGATACCCATGCCTCAGACGTATTAATAATATGACAAGGAATATTTCGACTTTTACATTCCTTAGCTATCATATTACTAACAACAGACTTACTGTCAGCATTGATTTTAGTTAAGATAGCAACTTGTATATTACTTCTCTCAACTTTCTCAGATATGAATTCTTTAAACTTGGGCGCCTTCATCTTCTATTTTTTTACCTATATTATATTTTGCTTGAAGATCCCACTCGTTCTTTTCTTTAAAACTTAATACTTTAATTTGTGATAGAGGTGCTTTCTTCTCGGCGATTTCTTTATTTAATATAGCGATTAAACCCCAATCGCTTAACAGTTGAGCAATTGTGTTTCGTCTTTCAGCGTCATTGTCAGAGAAGTTTGCTGTCTTACCATCTAAGGCAAATAACTCTTTGAAATGCACTATGAAATATCTTCCTTGTTTGTGTAGTATGTGACAAGATTGAAATAACTTTTTATCTTTTCTTGATGCCACACCTATTCTAGTTAGAGTCTCCCTGACTTTTAGAAAATCATCAGGCTCTTTTAACTGTACTTCTAACATCTTCTCAGGATGCCAGAGATTATCTAATTCATTCATTTTGTCCCACCTTTATATAATTTCTCTTTAATCAATTTTAGTTGATCTTTAGTGAGTATATCAAGTACAGTTTTTGCTTTTTCATTACTATATCCATAATACTCTTTTACCAAATCAATATCTTTTAATTTATTAGCTCTTAAAAAAGGACTAAACCTTTTCTTTGATCTAATACTATTTAGTAGAAACGAGTATTGCATATCCTTATCTAGGAAGTGATTACGATTTACTTCATTTACAAGCATTATGGTGTCTGAAAAGCCAGACAGTATCTTGTTAATTATAAATGCAGGATACTTCTTGACCCAATCCTTATCATCGGATTTCATCAAATCTTTTTTAGTGAAGTTTATAGAGTTAAGATAGTCTTTAAGTTCATAGCTCATTTATATACCTCTTCAATTCTTTGTCTTGTACATCTTTTGGTATCTCATTCTTATAGAATATTCTATAACTATCATTACCATATTTACCTATGCCATGTAGAGCCCTGGCGTCTTTACGATTCCATGACAGGAAATCTATACTCATCAACCTTATTCTCTTTGCCCTAACAGTTGACATACCTAAAGGTCTTAACATCTTCTCCTGTGTCTTATATCTGCCTCGTATATAAGCAGCTGCATTAGGATATCTCTTGAACAATTTAGGTAATAACTTCTTGACTTGTTTTCTATATGTGAGATTAAGACACATGACACCTACCATATGTTGCCATACGCTCTTGACCTGTTGTTGTACCATTAATTCATCTATCATACTTCATTACCCCATGCATCCCAGCCATCAAATTTTTGTCTAGCAAATAATTCTATTCTAGGTAGATCACCACATAACTTGATTATATCGTTTCTGATTCTATCTGGTTTTCTACTATGTTCTCTACGCTGATCTATGACTAATTGTGCCACAGATTTACTAACTCTTTTAGGTTTACCTTTTGTTGCAAGTAAACACATTTCTGGATTACATCTAGTCCAATATCCTAATCCTGTAAACATACCCATATTACTTTTGTTTGATTTCGCCCAGGTAAATCCTACTGTCTTGTAAGTGAAACCCCAAGCGTCAATAACTTTAAATGCTTTTTCTAATAATGGATCAGTAACCCACATTAATAATACACAATCTTTATCTGCTATTTTTTCAACAGGCATATCGCATATATCTTTTAGTGACATACAATCATAATGTTGAGTAGCATTTCTACCTTCTCCTTTTTCACTTCTTGATTTAAAGTGCCAAGGTGGGTCAGCATAGATTATGTTATATTTTTTATCTGGTAATGATATCACTTGAATTTGACCTGTGACATTAGTTCAGTTAAACAAGCAACTAAATTAATCTCCTGGTCAGCAACAAAGGCTGACTTGTATTGATAGTCAGCAATAATCAAAACAGCATGAGGTATAGTTGATGGTTCTAGATTAGTATATAATGTATCATATATCTTTCTGAAAATCTTAACAGGATCATTGTCAAGATTATTGACTACCCATTTTCTCATGTCGCTAAACTCTTTATTCTTTAGATGAGATACTAGCGTCTTTAGATTTTCATCTGATACATTCACTAAAATGCCAGCGTCTATGGCACCACTTACTGAATATCTTTGTAATTCATTAATTAGTTTTCTAAAATCTGGAAAGTGTTTTG